TTTACCTATTGACAACAGGTAATATATTCGCGATAATTATATTAACAAACAAAATAGTTTCTAAAAAAAGGAGAAACACAAATGACAAACCAAGAACTAGTACAAGAGTTTATAGCGAACGGAAACGACGAAGACTACACATACAACTACTGTGTAAAAACTGATGCTTTCAGAAACGCTAGTAAAGCAAGAGTAGGAAAAGTACTAAAAAACAGCAACGGTACACTACGAGTAGAAAACGGTAAATTATACTCTTACGACCTTCTTATTGCTGAGTTTACAGGTACAGATTGGAGCATACACGTACACGACTACAAGATAGCTGCTATCGAGAACGTAACTGGCTACCGCTCAATGACTACTAGACAGCATATTGGACTACTACAGAGAGAAATCGAAGAATCTTTACACGACGCAACAGTATTCGTATACGAAGAAAACGACGATTTCACAACCATGTACGAAGTAGGAAAACCTTCACAGGTAATCGCATAAACAAACAAACTATACAAAAAAAGGAAAAAATAAAATGACAAAATTAGCAGACAATGCAATGAACAAACTAGAAGCCAACGTTATAAAAGCAGCAAGAAAACTTTGCAAAAAAAGTTACTTAGAAGCTGAAGTACCAAGTCCAGTATATAAGAATCGTGAAGACAAAATGATAAGCGAAGTACTGGATTTGATTATTCAACATTGTACAAAAAACTACGAGAAGTGGCTAGCTGTTTGGCTTACTGGCAAAGTCGGGGTACAAGCAATAAACGAGTACGCCGAAGAAGCAGCGACTACGCTACACATAGTAAGCGAAAGCGAACGACTACTAAGACTTACTAAATACGCGGAAAAATACCAGATAGGAAGTACAGCTTATGTTGATATGTTCAATCTAGTAAGTGATGATTCTTTTGTTGAGCTTTTCAACGAAAAGCAAGATTCAATGTTAGAACGAACAATGGAAATTGTTTCAATGATAGTGAAAAACAACATATACATACCAAGTCCATATCTAATTACCAGTGTAATTAGCCTAATGAATAAAAATCGAGGAGCGATGTACGTAGAGTTCGCGCCTACTGTTGAAGAGTTTTTCGTGGAAGCTTACTATCAAATAACGTACGATTCACAAGATGCTGACTACTTCGCTGAAAGATACATCAACGCGCTAAATCCGAAAACTGAAGACTTTCGTAGAGATGATGAAGCTCGCGAAGAACTACAAAGATTATTCGACAGAACTACGACTGCTATAATGAAGAAGAAAACTGAACACTTAACTAGAGTACCTCTTTTTGATGTTGATACGTTTTTACACGCTGATTCATGGAGCGCCACTTCATGGAGAAGCGAAGAGTACGACTATCAATCCAAAAAACGAGATAAAGAAATCGGGATTGTAAAGATAAGCTCAATTTAATAACCGGTTTTTTTACCAGACGAATGGAGGAGCTGCGCGACAAGCGCGGCTTTTTCATTTAAAGCAACCCTCTATGCCAGAGAGCCACAAGCAAGCAGACCGCCTAACCTTTGGCATAAAAAAGAATCTTGAACGTCCTTAAAACGCAATCTGGGACGATTTAATTTGTACTGCGACGCCACCGTCGAGTAGCGCCGCAGCTAAAGAATGTTGGAAAGAATAAGCTATTTACCCTTTAATATCCCGAGCTTTGCGCCAAGCTTTGCCCATTCTCCCATAGTTACCCTAGTCCCTCCAGTACTGTTTTCATCAAACATCTTGCTAACATATTCTGCAATCTCTGCATGATTGTCTTCGATGTTTTCCAAAACTTTCATACCGACTGTAAGCATACTTTGGTATTTTTTCGGTAATAACTTTATAATAAAGCTCATAGTTCCTCTCCTATTTTTATTCTGATTCAAGTACCTTCATACCCAATGCAATTATACCGCCAATCGCACCAGAAGCTATCTCATTATGTCCCTTATATAATCCGACTATTGAAAGTACTGCTAGTACTATTATAGCAAGAAAAATTTGTGGTCTTAATTTTCCAAACATAATTACCTACTTTACGCTTATAGGAACTTCAGCATTGTTAGTCAATGTTGACGTAGCTATTTTAGTATCGCTTTGAATAATAAAATCTGCTGAGTCAATTCCGTCCCCGTCGCCGATAGATGAATTTTGTATAGTCAGCTGTCCGACTTTTAAATTCTTTAAGACAATACCTTCGTCATAAGCTTTCAGATTTTTAATATGAAGCTTTCCTATCTGTGCGCTAGCTCCTGCAGTTTCTATAACGATTCGGTCATAATCCGAGCCTGTTATTGCAGGTAAATCGATAGCGCCACGAGTAGAAGCCAGAGTTATATCTGCTATTCCGTTCGTAAGCGTTGGCGAAAATGAATTACCATCTGCTTTATTATCTTTTACTACTAAGCTGTATATCTCAGAATTTCCTAGCACAAAATCCGGCGCTGTAAGATTATCAATAAGTAATTCGTCAACTTCTATCCAATAGCTTCCAGTCGCGAATATTTTTAAAGAATCTGTAATGGTTGTTGAACCTACGTTTATATCGTCAATAATTATTGATTCTATTCTTGCTCCGCCAATATTGAGCGCTAACGTTTGCGTAAGCTCTGAACCTTCGTTTCCTACAGGTACGTTAGTAGTTTTTGCGTTCATATCGTAAGTAGCTGATTGTGGAAATACTGGTGCTTGGTTTACTCCTGCAATAGCAAAATAAACAGAACCCACTATAATCAACCCCGCTAAAGATAACGATATACCCATTATTTTTTTGAAGTTATCTCCCAAACCTAACTTCGTACGAATGCGTGGCACAGCCATTTCAAGTACTGGTAAGCTGAGCTTTGCTTTAATTTTCGGTATATAGATTTTAGGAAACCGAAACGTTTTAGACTTAAATGTAATTTTCATCTAGTCTTCCTCCTTCTTTCTTTCTGTAACCTCTGCTGCATATGCGCGGAGTATCTCGCTTAGTCCTCCCGCTACTGGGAGTGAGAGTACTGCTAGTGCGGTTAGTAAACCTTCTATGCTGTCTAGTGTTTCTGGATTGCTGCTTGCGCTCCATACTATCCTAGCTGCAAGAAATAACCATACTACGACGATAGGAAAAAATATTAAAAACGTAATTAACTGAGTACCAGTTAAATTAACGTTCCCGTCTTTTTCTTTCTTCTCTACTTTAATTTTTTTCTCGTCAGACAAGTTTATTTTTTACCTCATTCATAGCCGCGAATCTTTGCAACATCTGGTCATAATTTAATTTTTGTTCCCCGCTATACGGATAAGCAAAACCTCTGTCTATAAGCTCGAAGTTTATGTTAATCCCGTCAGCATATACGACGCCTAAAGCTCGACCGTATTTTCCAACCTCTTTTACTTCGACTATAAGTTCTTTACAGTTTGTCAGCATATCGCCTAAAGCTTTTTTTGCTGCTAATCCGTGTTTTTTTTCCTCTAAGTTTCTAGTGCGACTTTCTGGAGTATTGATTCCTGCAAGCCGTACTGTTTCTTTTCGATGAGTACTAAAGCCTAAATCTATCTTCGCTACGAACGTATCGCCGTCAATGATTCTTATAAGCTCAGCAAAATATTTAAACATTTTGTATTTCCCTTAGTTTCTGCAATCGTTCATGATTGCTTTGTAGTGTTAATTTTTCTAACCATGTTTGTAGATGTAAATTTTCTTTTTGGCTTATCGGTGAGCCGTCGCTGTGATGTACAAAAAATTGAGCATATCTTTTATTTTCAAATTCAAGATAGTCAACACCGTATTCTGTAAGCTCTGGTCTGCCGAAAACTTTTTCTATATGTTCTAAATTTGTATCTTTTAAAATTTCTACACCTAGCAAAGACATTATACGTACCTAATTTCCCGTGTTACGGTTACTCTATAATTTACGTTGCCAGTTTCAGATGCTCTGTAGTCGTTTTCAAAAACAGTAGATGAAGCTGCTAATTTATCGTATAGAAAATCTCCTGCAAGCTGTACTGTATTGTTTGCAGTAAAACTTACTGATAATTCTCTCTGTTGCGTGCCGTCTTTTTCAAAATTCATAAAAAAAGTTCCATCAGTCCCGTTAGAATTTGTATAGATAACTGAAGCATAATGCAGTATGGCGAATTTCTCCGTCCCTGTGCTTGCTGTTGGAGTGAAGGTGACAGAATGTTGTGCAGAACCGCCTGCATACGAGCTTGCTACACCTGTCGAAGCCATTGAAGTAGCTTTTGTTTGCGTACTTTCTGCAACAGTATGAACGTGGTCTGTTGTTGAAAATATTTGAACGCTTCCACTAGAACCGGCTCGCATTTTTAAAAGTCCGCCTTCACTAAATATTATAACTTTGTTAGTACCTGCAGCCGATGGTGTGCTTCCGGCGTCGTCCGTCGTAATGCTATCAACGCCGCTTAATGTTGAGCTTCCGTCCCCTGCAGCGCCGCTGTGGGTATGTGTTGAAAGCGCGTTCATGTTATCTCTAATTTGTTCGTTTAAGTCATCTTCGTCTGGTATAGTGCCGTCTGTCCATGTTGCGGGATTATTCCAAGCCATGATTATCTCCTAGTGTGTGTGCGTTGTTGTTGATAGTGTAAAAACTGTTCCGGCGGGTACTCTGTATTTTAAAACTCCGCCTTCTGAATATATAATAATCTTTCCAGAACTTGGAGCGTCTGGGGTACTGCTAACATCGTCAAACGTTATTGTATCTACTCCGGCTAGTGCGCCGTTACCCTCACCGCCAGAATTATCATGTACATGTGTACTCAGCTCGTTAAGATTGTCGCGAAGCTGCGCGTTTAACATATCAGCGTCTATTAAGTCGCCTGTTTGGTATGTTCTTGGGTTTGTCCAAGCCATTTTAATCTCCTAATAAGTTAATCTAGTATCGATTCCTAGTGCAGATTTCCCTAGTACCCAAAAACCCGCGAAGCCACCTGTATCAGACAAAAAATAAGTACACGTGTGAAGACCACCTGTAGATATTGCGTGCTGTATGCTTTCTACATAAAAATCTCTATTTATTCCAAATTTTACATTATTATTCGCCTTAATGGTAACTCTATCGCTAATTTCGCGCGTGAGAGCTTCGGAGAGCGTCCCGTCGCTTTGATTTGCCGCGAAGGTTAGCTGCACCGTCGCCGTCGGCTCTTTGTGTGCGTTAAGCGCCTGCAAACACCAATCTTGCGCTTCTTCTTGGGTTGGAACGAACTTAGCTTCGCTCGGTCTTGGATAAGTTCTTTTTCCATATTTTGTTTGGCTCGTGGCGTCAGAAGTTTTTATAGTGGCTGGGTCTGAAAGTGTTACTGCAGTCCCTCTAGCTTGAAACTTTGTTAAATATATTTTCACTCCCGCGCCGTTTGTTATTGTTACTTCCATGTTTTTTGAAGTTTTTACTGTTGATATTGATAAATCTGTAGTTTTGTTACTACCCGTACCGTTAGCTGCAGTATTTGCAAGATAGTCGGTTGTCGCTGCCGGTGTAGTCCAAGTTTCAACGCCAATAACGTTATTATCTGAAGTTTCGTTCGGATATTCTGCGAGTATGGTTATACTCTCGCCATCTTCTAAGCTCGGAGCAGTACCAGTTGTAGTAGCTAGCGGGTGTGTCCACAAAGTCGCTATAGACGCTACAGTATAAACCCGAACTGGAGATAAAAATTCATTGTATACAAGCCGCATAGCATCTTCTTGTCTAATTTGTGTATAAGATAACCCTGTACCGTCATCTGCAAAAGTGGCTTGACTTGTATTTGATGTTGCTGTTTCTAGCCTATGGTGTCTGTCCTCGAATGCTATTTTGCCATCTTTTGTTTCTTTTATAAAACCCGCTTCAGTATGTTCGACTTGCCTTAAGCCTGTAAGCGCTGCTCCAGAAAAGAAAAATCTAGTCATAGTAGTTTTTCCAGTATCTATACTGCGGTCTGCGCTCGCCCACCCTGCAGCGTCTAGTACAGCGCCTACTGCAGTACCGGTTGCAACGCTTGTTGACATAGGTACTCTAATATTCTGCTGTGAAAATCTTCTAAAAGCTCCACGAGCTGTTATTACAGCTATTTGTGTTTTGTTTCTTTCAGATTGCGGTATTATGCTTTCTACAAAACCGGTGAATAAAGGTTTTACTATAGGATAGTAACTACCAAATTGTATTTTTCTGTTTGGTACAAGATTGCCGTATAAAGAACCTGTAGTATTAAACGGAGAATATTTACCAGTTTCATTCCTTACTACAACAGTCAAAGTACCCGCTACAGCTTCGCCTGTTAGCTGACTTGCAAAGTTTCTACCAATTCGAGATTGCACGCTAGTAACGTCTGCAGATATGTCTTCTAAGCTGTCGCTGAAGTCCCCGTCATTGTTCCAATCAACATAAACGTTATACTTACCGTAGCCGGCGCGAATATCATCATACCTAATACTGGAATCGTAATCTATGGCTTTATCATATAGCGTTGGCATCTATTTTGTATATAAACTTTCTGGTATTGGTTCTTCGCCGTTCAATCTTCGCAACGTATTCAGCTGTCCGACTATGTTGAAGACTTCAGCTTGACTAGTACCTGTTGTAATAGTTTTTAATTTATTTTCTAAAGTTTTGATATAGCTTTCATTTTGATGAGTATCTACTTTTTCAGTATCAAACTCTTCGGCTTGTGTTAAGACCTGCATTATACCGTGCCAAGCCAAAATTTCTCTTACGCGGTCTTTTGCCACTTGCTTTTTAAGTTGACGATTAAACAAAGCTTCATCAAACTGTATTTGTAGCTTGTCTGTTTCGTAGTGGTCAACGCTTTCTTCTATCAGCTTTCCTAATCTTTCTATTTCTAATTCGTTTTCTCTATATCGAAAACTTAGCCTTACAAGTTCTTCGTAGTGTACAGATTGTTCTCTAACGGCTTGCCAGTACTTGCTTGCGTTAGTAGGAAACTTTGCGTCGTTCAGTACGCTGAACATCATCTCGGTTTCAGTCCTAAAAATTTGTCTTTTTTCGTAATTTAAATCTATTTCTTGTTGTATGTCGTTAATTTTGACAGCGTCACCGGTTTTTAACATCGGTGTTAAATCTAATTCGTTCATGGTAATTCCTCTTTCGTTGGTCTGACTACTGGTTGCATATCGTTGTCGTTCCAGTTGTCAATTATATTGTCCATGTGCGCGTCATACGAAGATTGAGCTGCAGACTTCGTTATACTCGTTAGCGAGTTTCTAGTAAGCCAAGCTGCGCCTTCCGTACTATTTTCCACTACTATAATATTACCATATTGCACAGGATTAATACCGTTACTTCTATCAGTATGCGTAACAAACCCTCTACCGCTTATCGTACCTTCTGCGTATAACATTTATACTCCTAACTTGCCGAATACATCGTATTGACTACTGAACCACCACTAATACCACCCGCTAAAAATCCGTTACTGGAAGTGTCGCCGCCCATTCCCTGTGCAGCTAAGCTTTTTGCTGCAGGTAAGTTAGTATCGCCACTCCAAGAACTTCCGTTATATGTTTCCGTGCTTATTTGGTCTGTTCCCCCGTTCTCGCCGCCCGCTACATAGCCTTTGCTCAAAGCACCAAAACCTGCAGCATAGCGCCGCCCTGTAGAAATACTGCCACCACTACTCCAATTTGTACCGTCGTACTCCTCGCACGTTGTAGTGTCTACTGCTGAACTTCCTCCAGAAGCTCCAGTAGCTTTTACGGCTGCCGTTTGTGTGCCAAAAGTAGCAGATTGTGACGTTCCCGTAGAGCAATTATTGCCGTTGCTCCAGTTCGTTCCGTCATACTCCTGCGTAGTCTGTCTATCTCTTTGGGTTGGTGAATATAGTGTTCCTCCTACTACTGCGCCGGCTGAGAGTGTACCCCAACCCGCTGCTCCATATATTGGCGTACTCATAGTATTACCACTACTCCATGATGTACCGTTGTATTCTTCCGTCCTCCCTGTTTCATCTCCGCTCGTGAAGCCGCCCGCATTAACTCCGCTGTTAGCAGCTCCAAATCCTACTGTTCCATCACTACCTGTTGAAAACGACAAAGCACCACCACTAGACCAGTTAGTTCCGTCAAATTCTTCTGTAGAAGACAAAGTAGCAGAACCGCTATAGCCGGCTGTAACCATACTGGCAGAGCCTGTACCGTGCTGTGTATGTCCTTGCCGGTTCGCGCTCATAGCGTTTTTTGTTGTCCAAGTTAAAACAAGATTAATATCTAAACTCATTATTTTGCTTAGACTTCCTATTGCTACGTTTTGAAACTTTGCAACATCTCCTATAGCAATATTTGATATTTTTGCTATATCAGTCAAATTAAACCTCTGCGTAAGTTAGTGAAGGATTAAAAAATATTCTATCAGCGTGTGTTGCAACGCCTAATATCTGTACAATGTCGCCGCTTCCGCTAGGTGCTGTTTGTGTTAGCGTGTTGCCTGTACTACCGGTAGTCGAAAGATAAATTAAACCGCCTACAGTCCAGTTCCATGAATCATCTCTAGCGAAGCCGTAAAACATGAAATTGCTTGCTGCGCCGTCCGAACCGCTCGCGACTGCCAAAGCCACAACACCCGCTGTGGACGCTGCGTCTGCGTCCGCTAGGTGCATTTCTCCGTCAGATTTTTGATAAACAGCATCGCCGAAGTTTAATGTTGCTCCTGCAGTCATGCTTGCTAGTAATCCGGCTGCGTTATGGTCTGAAGCCGGTGCTGCGTCAAATATAACTGACTTTGCGTCAGCCATCGTAACATTACCTCCGGCGCTTATATCACCCGTGCTAACAGTACCTGTAGTAGTAATCGTCGAAGCTCCATTATTTATAGTCCCGAAGTTTGAAGTTATACTACCGCTATCTAGTGCGCCTGTAGTAACGATTGAAGAACTTCCCGCTACTGGTGAAGCGCTTATAGCTGTAAGAACTTCAGAAGCGCTTTTCCCTTCTATTGTAGAACCGCTGCTACTTATTTGTAAAAAATCACTATTAGCAGCTCCAGAAGTAAAAATAGGAACGTTATTATTTGCTATCCCTGTGTCTTGGGTTGCGGCTGAACCTAATCCTATACTAGTTCTTAGAGTAGCTCCCGATTCTATACTTGGGTCTGTTGTTCCGTCGCCGACTATCATTTCTCCGTCTGCCAAAACTGCAGTAGCAGTTATAGCACCAGTTCCAGAACCGAGCAATATACCACCGTCTGTAAGAGAACTTGCGCCTGTACCGCCGTTCGCTACTGGTAAAGTTCCAGTTACATCAGTAGTCAAAGCAACCTGCGCCCAAGCTGAAGTACCCGTTCCAGTTCCTCTTAATACTTTGTTGTTAGTAGGAGTGCTACTACCTGTACCAATTTTGCTCTCTACTTGAACTAAAGCTGTATCTGTTACTCCGTGTAAGTTGGAATGTACTTTATTAGCGTCGCCGTCGCCATCTAGTTCGACGCCCGATAAGCTACTTGCTACTGGTAAGTTAGTCGTGGAATCTAAGCTTGTGGGAAAATTTGTACTACCGGCTGTCATGTTTACTCCTTAAAATTGCCCTGTTGATAAATCCATATATGGCACAAGTCCGCCGTTGTCTAAGCCTTCTTGTACTGCTTCCGCTACATCTACTTTAAAATTGTCTAATCCGTATATATTGCCGTTAACCATTACATTTACCGGCGTTTGAAAATCGTGTATACTCGGCATTGGTCTTCTTTCAAACATTCGTCCAGTATCAATTTTTTCAAAAAATCTAGCTTGTGCGTCAATTCCTGCTTGACCGTGTTCTGCTATTTGGCTTCCTTGAAAAAAGTTCCGGAAAGCATTTCCGAGCGCGTCCGACATATGTCCACCTGTGCCTATTACGTCTGGCATATTTTTTACTCGCGCCATCTCTATACGTAAAAAATCAGAATATGATAAATTAAAATCTCCGCTTTCTGCAGCTCGCTTTGCTTTTTGCTCCGCTCTTATCTCCGCTCCTCTTCGTTCTCTATCTTGTTGTTCAAATTTGGCTAGCTCTTCCATATCTTCCAGAATGGCTTGCTTTGCGCTTTCGCTTCCGGCTATCTTTGCTTCTGCTAAAAACATAGCGTCTTCTGCGTTTTTTGCCATAGCGTCACTATTATCTTTTATAGCGTCTGTTGTATCGTCTAAACTTCTTTTAAATCTTGGGAATGTTACTTCTCCTAAAGTGTCAATGTCATCTCCAAAAACGTTTACAAAATTAAAAGCTTCAATCATTACGTTAATAACCGTAACAACATTATTAGCCATGTTCTCAAAATAAGTGACTACGTTATTGACTACCTTAAACGCAACATCTTGTATCTGGTCAAAATGTTTTATTAGCAGCGGTATTGATAGCGTGGCTAGCGTAGCAATTGCAACCGCAATCAGTCCGAACGGGTTAGTCATCATAGTAACTTTTAACAGTACAAACGCTGTTTTCAAAGCCGTTATTCCAGAGATTATTAACGGTAGTGCTAGTCCTAGCGTTCCTACAGCTACTGCTGCAGCTCCTAACGCTCCGGCTGCTATAACGATTGTTTTTGTAAGCTCTGGATTTTCTTCTGAAAACGCTATAACTTTTTGTATAGCATTATCAAGCGCCGGTACTACAGTTTTCATAACTGGAAGAAGAACGTCACCGATTGTCTGCCCTAAGTCCCCCATACGGTTTCCTAATTGTGTCGTTGGGTCTGCCGAAGCTATTGCAAGGTCTCTAAATTGCGTTTGAATTAATTCTAATATTTCGAGGTTTGTTGCTGCTTCTGGTATTTCTAATCCGTATCTTGTTAACGCTGTAGCGTTACCTGTCAAAGCTTTTGAAACTAGTAAAGAAGCATTTTGTAAATCCATATCCATTCCGGCGGCTAGGTTGGTTGCTGCGCTTAGCGCTTCAAGTGCTATTGTTTCGTCTTGAACTAAACTTATAATCTTAGTAAGAGAATCTCTTTGCTCTTCGTCGCCGAAGTTTGTAGCAGCTTGTGTAGCAGATATTGCTTCTTCTATAGCTTCTTTTTGTTCTTCATAGCTTGAATTTACATTTTTTAAAGCTTGGTCAAGCCGATTGATACCTATTTCTTGGTCTAAGCTTGATTTTGTCAAAACAGTAAACACACCAGTAATAGCAGCACCCGCTGCAGCTACTTTAGTAAAAGTACCTCGCAAGTCTTTAGCTTTCTGGTCTAACGTTTTTAGCTTTCCGCTTGCCATGTCATCGGCTTTTATTTTTATATTTACTTCATTTGCCATCTTTATATCTTAAATTCTCTACTATATTTGCAATCTTTGCGATGCGCAAAACCATAGCCGGTTCTTCCAGTAGCGCTGACGGTAAAACGCTATAGCGCTGACACAAGCTGTCGATTAGAAGCAGTACCTCTAATTCGCTGTCGATGTGTTCGCTAGTTCCGCCAACGTGGACGTATCGTTCTGCGCTTCCGATAAATTTGCTGATGGCTCTGTTACAAGTTCGCTCCACTTTAAAATTAGTGTATTGAGTAATCTTGATGGTACTCCCATTAGCAAGCTTTCAGCAGTAGCAGGTATGTTTTCTCCTTTGTCATCTACTAAATTCCACGATAACAGAACTTTATCGCACCATATCGTGTTTGCTTTTAATTTATCTTCATTTTCGTCAGAACCGCTTAGAGATTGTATATCTAGTACAACCTTCAACGGTAAATCTAACGAAACTTTTACTTCCAAGCCGTCAAAGTCTGTTCCCTCGAAACTTATGTTAGCGATTTTTTGCGCTTGACTTAATTTAAACTTTGCCATTTTTCATTCCTCTATATTGTTATGCCCAAGTTGGTACTGAGCCGTTGCCAAGTACGCCGGAAGCTGTGAACGTTAGCTCTCCACTTGCCGGTCTACTTAAAGCGTAGTCAGTAAAAAAACTTTCTGTAGCTAACGATTGTCCAGATATTCCTAGAGTTACGGTTCTTACTACCGATGTACTAGACACGGTTTTAAAAACATCATGGGACATATTGGACGCATCGTTAAAAACGCCGTTTAATGTTACTGAAAAATCTGCTAGTAAAAGTAATCTTTCGTTAGCTGATTTGTCCAAGCCTGTTATATCTTGTACACCTCTTGGTATACTAAAATCAGTACTTGTAATGTCGTTAGAAATTGTCCTAGCACTACTGCCGCTATCATCAACCGCTACTGACATTCCTAATCCGCTTTCTTTAGCCATCTATTTCTCCCTTCAGTTTGTGTAAATGGTTATCGAATTTGTCTACCCACTCGTTGGCTTCTTGCTTTTTAGTGCCGAAGCTATCCCGAATAGCATATATAGCCGGTTTGTCTAGTGAAACGTAATGTTCGTTTCTTTTAAAACATTTTTGTCCGGCTTCAAAAATAAATTCTATCATATTTTCTTTACTTACTTCAGTATAACGCATTTTTGAGTTTCTTATCCAGTCTACCCCGTTGTGTTCTTTTGGTAGTAGAGTTTTCCAACCGTTAAGATACTGAAGACAGCTGACTTCTTGACAAGTTCCCTGTCGAAAATGTGTAGATAATGGCTTAATCGCCCTATATGTCGTCTGCTGTGCCGCGCCTAACGACGACGTTAAACGAGCAGCTCGAGAATGTACCACTTGAAATTACCCTTAAGTATCTATTGACCGTGCCGCTTGATGTAGCTCTTTCGGACGTAATGTCATCTGCGCCGGTGAATGTTATTAAATCTGACCATGAGCTGTTATTAGTAGAATGTTGAACTTTGACTACACAAGTTCCAGAAGAAACTGCAAAGACTTGCAAGTATGCTGATGCTCCGTTGCTCGTGCTAGCAGAGTTATCAATACTTGTAACGTTCGTAGCTGAAGAATGCGTAACTTTGCCGGCAGTTCCAGATATTCCCCACTCTAGCGGAAAACCTTGCCCTACTACTTGTACACCAAAAGTTAATCCGCCGTCTGCAGTTCTGCTAGCGTCGTAATTAAGCTGTTTCCCAACCAAGCTACAAGCACTATCACCAAGTGTACTACCCATTAAAAATGTGACTATTCTGTCAGTAGTCGGTAATCCACTAAGTGCAGCGTGTTCTGCTAGTGCAGCGTCATTGAAAAAAGAGTTAAAATCAATAGTACTATCACTATGCGTTAATAATCTTTCATGAGCTGACTTGTTTATACTCGTTACATCTTGCACTCCGCGAGTACTTGATATTGTGTTGATTACGCCAACATCTCCGCTTAAATCGTAACCAGATATGAAAAGATTATTTCCTAGTCCAGATTTTTTTGCCATATATATTTCCTTTACTCAGATATGCTTTCTGCTTCTAGTTCTATTAATTGTAAATCAAAACTTATTGTACGGAAAGTGTTACCGCCAATATCAGTCCACCCGACTTGCGCCAAGCTTATGTCTAAATCTGTGACGTTTCCGCTGAGCGTTGAATCTCCTCGAAAAGCCGTCTGAATGCTCCGCACAGCGTTCCAAAGCTCTAACTCTAAGTCTTCCCTTAGTTTTGCGGTTGCACCCACCCTAAAATACGCTCTGACGGTGAAAATTTGCGTAACCATTATGTTACCTAGCGTTTTTGTTTTTTCGCTTTCACCGTTAAACCAAGCAGCCACCACTCTATCCCCAGTAGGAATCGACAATGGTTCACCTATGAAAACTTGCCGGAAGGTTGGAGAGCTTACCCCATCAAGTAAACTTTTTATAGTTGTTATAGCTCCGCTTCTACTCAATCTAATGTATCCTTCAACGGTTGTTTAAAATATTTATCTTTGTCTTCTTTGTCTAGTGTATTTTTTGCGTTCTCGAACATTTTGTACCCTCTAAAACTTGTTGTTTTATTTCTTGCAGATATTCCTTCAACCCAATCAGTATATACAACATTTGCGCCTTGCTGAAACTTTCCGCTATCTACTTGTGCCTTTAAGTCGCCGACTAGCATTCCGCTGATACTACGCCTAAGATGACCAGTAAGAACACCATGTCCTTTATATAGCTGTGCCTTGACTCTTTCTTCTGTTACTAAAGCCATATTGCTAACAGCACGATTAATTGCGTCTTTAAGCTTGGGATTTTTAAAAATTTTCCCCGTAGTTTCAAACTGTATTTCAAAACCACTAGACATATATTGCAGTTTCCCTTTTGTTCAAGTAATGGTCTAATCTTCGTAGTAACATTTTCTCTTCGTTTTGTGAAAATGTCATCTGCATATCAGCCGTACCTATTAAGGTACTTTGTCCAACATCGCGGCTCTTCCAGTACGTTCTTGCGACGTCTAAGCAAGTTTGAACAACGTCTGCAGGATATTTGTACCGGTAGTAAGTTACTCCTCCGCTATGTGTGGCTGCGGTTGTGCCGTTTACTGCTCTTATGACTGTCAAAGTATTACCGTCAACATTTGTTACGTACATCTGTTCTGAATCGATTAAAATTGTATCTCCTATATAAGTTGTACTTCCACTTGTTACTGTAACCGTCGTTGTACTTGTTGAACCTACAGCGTCAGCTGTGCTAATACTCTCTGTATCGTTTTGCCAACCCCATTCGCCTAATATTGTAAGTGTTTGCTGACCGGCGAATAAATTCTTACTTGTATTTTCTTGAAGCTTTAGTTTGCTTTTAGGATTACTGTTATATGGCATAAGTAGGAAATCATTCCCTATGCCTTCTGTAAGTGTTGCGCTTGTGGTTCTGTCAGTACCTTCGTAGCTTGTAACCGTAGTTGCAGAAATCAACCAATCATCTAGCGGCAATATTCCGGTACTTTGTAATTTAGTAGTCCAATAATCTGGACGCTCCACCATATCGCCATTTGGCATTAATGCGTCATCTCTTAACGCGCCTTCTCCCAAGTCGAAAGAATGTGTTTCAGTTCTTACTCCAAACGAACGCCCTGCATATTGGTCTATGCGGTTGCTTGCAGCTTCTAAAACTCTTAGTACCGGTGTTTCGTCTGTAGTCCAGTTCGTAACATGGTCAGTACCGCCTAAGTATGATTTAAAATCGTAAATATTGCCGTATGTATGATAGGTTTGTGCCATCGCTATTTATCCTCAGTTTTTCCTGCGTCTTTGTTTTCTACTTTTTTGGCTTTTTTAGTAGTTGGTTTTTTTTCTTCAATAATAGAAATAACTTCAAAATAATTTCTGTATTTTTTAAGCCTATCTGTTTCAAGTATGTATTCCTCGCCGGCTGTGTAGCTATCGTCTGCAATCCGTCGGCTTTCGATGCACATAACTTTATATTTCATTTTTTCTCCTTATTTTTTATATAGTCGGCGAGTAGCAAGCTCAACGTTTGCCGGCATGCCACCCGCCTATATATTTTTAATTTTAGTTTCTGGTATCTTGGTCAGCGATAACGTAGACGCCTTGTACTGCTGCAGCGGTTGCGTTAACCAATACAGTTTTTACAAATGGCTTTCCTGCGGGAATCTCGAAGTCCACTAGCTGTGAGCTTCCGGAATCTCCGCCGGCTTGTGTTGCTTGTGTTATTGCCGCTCCAGTAATATCAGCGTAACTTCCTCCGGAGGTTGCAGAAGCCTGTACTTTACAGTCTACTGTACCGCTTGAAGAAATAACCCCGACACTAACAAACAAACTAGCATTACTATATCCAGTCAAGTCTATTGCAGAACTTGTTGTCGTTCCCGCAGACTTTGATACAGGTGCTAAAGCTTGATTGAAGCTTACCCGATTACTTAATTGTCGTTGTTTTGGCATTGTAATTTATACTCCTATTACGCTATTTTGAAGATTCTAAATGCGTCAGCCAGTCCTACTCGACCGTCCCATCTATTTCTAGCAAAGAAACCTACTTGGTCATTCGCTACATATATGGAATCGTCCCTTCTCATACTCATTCCGATTCTCTCGATAATGTAGTAGTTTGAAAAGTCACCAATACAACCAATTTCTTCATTAGTCGCAATAGCAGTCGCATCGTCCCAACCAGTACCATCGAATAGTACAGTTGGTCTTCCGTATAATGTAGCTGCCGGAGTTGCGGTAGCTAGATTACCTTTGTTAGCTGTAACGTCTAAAGCTGCTATCTGTGCCATAGCTGAAGATGTTGTTGATACTACAGCGTTTGCTCGGAACTGTGCCGGCAAGTTAAAGTACCAAGTTTGGAAGTCACCGATTGCTACTGCGTTGTTAGCAGCAGAATCAGAACCGTCTGTACCAGATGTTCTTATGCCCTCCGGTTCAGTTGAACCATCACCTTCAATAATTTGTTGGTCTTCGTATCTTCCTGCTGCTTCTCCCATAATCTGGCTAAGTAGTGCAGGTAAGTTTACTGCTGAGTCTTCTAACAATTCGTTAGAAACTTTAACAGTACCACCGGCTTTTCTAGTTGTGAAGGAAACCTGTCCTACAGTCGGTGTATTGTCACCGTAAGCTGCTTCTTCAGCGATTGCCGCCCAAGTTACAGAACCTAGAGTAGGTAGGTAACCGTCTTTTAAACTTGTAGTCAAGACTGTTGTATACGGTCTGTGTACTCCGCCCGGCACGCCCGTGTTATGTATAACTTGCGTTCTAAAGTCTTCCGGTACGAAAAAACCACCTTCGTTGTCAGTTCCTTCTTGCATAGCTTTTAGCTCGTCTGCTGAAGCTGTTGCAAAGAATTTACCGGCATTCGGTGAGCGGTCTCTGAACCACTTTGTCCAAGTGTCTTTATAAAAGTTTTCTTCTTGTTTTAAGTTTTGTCCCATTTGCTCACGTACCCATTTTGGCTGTACAGCAGCGGGTAAACCTTTAACCCATGTTGCAGGTTTGTAGTCGTTCCTGTAGTCCTTACCGTTGTCGGTAGGATTGTATAATTTTGCTTCTTCTTTAGAAGCCGGAACAGAATTAGTTGGCTTGTTGAAGTCACCAGAAAGCGTTTTTAGCGCGTCTGCTTCATTTTGCAATTCTGTTGCTAATTCAATTTTTTGAACCGCGTCTTCTTTTGCTTTTTTAGCAGATTCTACTTCACCACTTTCAATAAACTTACCAGCATCAGCTAAAGCTATTCGTGCTTGCTCTTGAAGCTCGTTTACTTTTTTCATTATTTTTTCTCCATAATGTCTAGTTTTGTTTTTTGTATTTCAATTTCAACCTTTAATTTTTCTGTTTCCGTGACAACGGCACTATCATCTGTAGTAGCTTCCTGCGTCATTGTGGCGGATTTACTGATTATAGTTGACGTGTCCGGCGATGCTCCGCGCATTACCGGTGACACTTCTACCCAATCTAACGCTTTGATTACTCTAACGTTTTCACCGTTGGATAGTCGCTCGATATTGTCATCAAGTGAGCGGAAGCCTACGCTCCACTCCTTAACGCTTCCGAACTGTACGTCAGCGAACGCTTCACGCCCTCGCTGTGTATTCATATTAAACTGCATTACGGCTTTCAATCTACCCTTCTTAAAGTCTTCATCGTCGTAATCGCCGTAGCCAAGTTCTACTGGCGCTGCGTCAATCACTTTTCCTACTGGCGAGCTTTGGTCATGAAACCATGCTACTGATTGACCGCCTTTTTCTATAGACGCATTAAACGCGTCGAATTGTATAATTTCGCCATCGTGGTCTACTACGCCCATACTGTTTACATAAGCTTCTACGATACCTTCTGCACCGTCTATAACTTTTACATCAGATGTATAGATTTTATGGCTAATTTTTTCTAGTTTTTCTATTGTCATAATTACTCCTAGTAATCTATTCCTTCTACTACAGCTGCGAAAGCTCTAGTGCAATTTGGATGTGCGCTTGGATTTTGTAACGCCCAATCCATAGTTTGTATTGTATCTGCGAATGGCGCGCACAGGTTGTCTTCGTCACCGTCCCGTACGATTACTCTGGTTACTCCGGCAGCTTGATACCGAGCTACTGTAGAAGCGTTTTGTGCTTTCCCTACTTCGGTTCTCGCTATCGCCTTCGCTCTGTTTTTGTAAGTTTCTCTTACTACGCTTCTTAATCCCACAAAATTATCTTTTTCTACTCCGCGTACTATCTGGTCTAAACTGTAACCCCTAGCCGTGCCAGTTTCAAGTACTTTTGCTACTTTTCTTCTACTCGCGTCATTGATTAACTTTCCACTACCCCGTAAAGCATTTTGTACTATTGGCAGCTCTGCGTCAAACGGTGTGCTAACAAAAAGACCGCCGGCGTTAACTGTATTCCAAGCTTTTTCCATCGCTCTTAATTGTGTAGGAAGCATTGTTTGATTCAGTAAAACATCATCTGCTAACGGTATTAAAGAAACTTCATTGAATGGCAGCTGTTGTTTGGTTTTCTCACCGTAAGTCGTAGGTGTTGTATTGCCTACGGCGCTGTCATAATCAGCGTGAGTACTACATGGCATATATATCGTGTTTCCGTCTTCGTCCATGCTGTGCGTACCCTCGCAACCTATTTCAGCTGCTCTTGCAGCTGCTTCTTCTTGCGTAGTAAATCTATCTGCTCCTGCTACTGGTGCTTTGCTGTTTTCTTCAAACTGCGCTACTTGCCTATCTGCCCACTCTTTCGCCCGCATAGGATTAGTAGTAGGATTACCACCCCATAAGTACCATGCTACTGCTCCGGCTTGCGGAAAGTCTTCATTACTCCTGTCACTATTAGCCGGTGAATCTAAATCTGAAACGTGCCGCGCGAACCAAGCAGACATTCTCCTAACTTTGCTTTCGCTTGCAAAACCCCCGGAGAGCGCACGCGCTTCCCGTTTAGTCTTGTCGGTTAGTCCGTCACCGCCGCGTCCCTCTCTGACGTAAACAAGTCCCTTTGCGGCGTTCTCTGCAATGAATGCGGGAACTTCAATCTTGACTTCAATGGTTTTGTCTTCTGGTTTTTCTTGTTGTAAATATCTTCCTATGATTCCGTCAGCTCGGTTTTGCTGTTGTCTGAAATATTTTTCAAGAACCTTTTCCATATTCTCTACTTCTTCTTCGTAGTCTTGTTGTAACGGCTCTAGTAAAGTGTTAGCGCGTCCCTGTGATAAAGCTTTCGTTGAATCTTTTATTTCGCTTTGTCCTCTTCCTAGTACGGTTAAACTAGACGGTAAATATCCCGTATGCTCCATTTCTTCGTTTAAGCCGGCTGTTTGTAGTGCTGATTGTGGCGTAAAACCTGCGTTTATAAGCTCTTTAGCTATTTGTGCTTGCGTAAGTTTTCTTTGTACTATCGCGTCTTCGTCTTCTTGTAACGCTCGTACTTGCGCAAAGTCAAACGCTACGTACCCGTTCTCGTTAGGAAATTCTGGTTCAAGCAATCCTATCATAAACTGCTCAATACGTTTGTATAGTGGCAATAAAGTTTCCTCCCAGAAACTCTCCCTAGCTTCCCTGTAGTTGCTGTAAGTGCTTCTTTGAAGTCCTACGTTCGCTCCAACCAATATCGCAGGTACTCCGAAAGCTGCACATATTCTTGATTCTGATAGTTGCCTTAGTGCCGGTATCTCCATTTGTCCTATTGAACTTCCCATAGTTTCGTAGCTTGCGTCCTCATCTAAAATCGCGATTCTATGCCAATTTCTGTCACCTCTAAATTGACCGCGCCATTGAGTACGTAGTCGGTCAGCTTCTTCTTGGCTGCTCATGCGTCTTTTTAATTTCAATATTCCGCTAGGTACTCCTGCATTGTTAAAAAATGCTCTAGTGAAGTTAGTGGCGTCGGTATCAATTTGAACTTGCTTTAATAAAACTTGTAGCGGTGATAGTCCGTAGAAATCGTTGTTAGGATTAGGAAATTTAAGATGTCCTATATCTTCGGCGGGTATTACATATTTCAATCCGTTAACTTCGTAAGTATATGCGTCGCGGCTTGGGTGAACTTCTACTCTATCCGGTCTTAGTAGCATTAATGAAACAACGCCTATAGCAGCACGTTCTTTCAAAACGTAAGCATTACCCGATATTTGTAAGTGTGTGATTAAAGCTTCTAAAAACTCGTACTGTGTATCTTGCGTTGAAGGTTTTTCTAGTAACATGGCTAGCGGCGACTGATTCGCTTGTATTTTTTGTTTTTCATCATCATACAAACACAACATAGCTTCGGCTGATGATGTTGCTATTTCTCTTATACAAGCGAAAACTAGTTCATTACCCGCGTAGCCTTTTTGTGAGAAGCTCGCGTAATTAGCGTCTGGATAGGTTGGTTGTAAATCCGTACTGTTAACAACACTCGAAACTATAGCTTCGTTGTTCTCTTGCTTCGCTCTAAAAAAATCTAAAATACCCATTTTATAGCCATACTCCAATACTTGGTGCTTTGTTTGAATGATGTACTGCTAGCGCTAGTGCGCATACTCCGTCATCGTGTAGTCCGTTCGGCGCTGAGTACTGTACTCCCGTTCTAGTGTATACGTACTCGAAGCTTAATAACTCGCTAGCCAGCAACCCTTCTGGAACTGTAATTTCATTTTGTTGAATTACTACTGCAAGCCGTTCCATGATTTGTTGCTTACTTGATGCTGTAAACTTAAAACCCTCGTAATTGTTTCCTGCTTCTGCTAAAAATTCTATTATAGCATCGCCTACTCCGGTACTGTCAATAAGCGCCGGTGTTCCTCCGGTTAGGTTTTTTATCCGGTGCAGAGTATCTTTATAGTCCATCTGGAATCTATCGGAACGGCAAACATTCCCGTCTTCGTCTAAAGCTATTCCCCACGTATAGTCTACACTCTTCGCTAAGTCCCAACCCCAAACTACTGGCGGCTTGTCGCTAAGCTTGCCAACACATTTATATATCGCTTCTACTCCGAACGGGTTGCCTTCGTCGTTGCTTGGTTCTGCCATGTATAGTTCTCTGAATACGTTCTCCGGTAAATCTCTTTTAGCTTCTTGAACTTCTGATTCGCTTAGTACGCTTCCTTCGATAGCGTCCGCAGCTGTGATTCTGCTGTAGCGCCATGATGGTACGCCGGCTTCTGCTTTGCGCGCTAGCTGATATGCCCAGTTTTTTCTACCCTTTACGTTACCTATGATTCTCACAGGAGCTTGTGTAGCGGTAATCGTAGACCTTATAGCGTGCCAAACATCTTCTTTACATCGGGTTGCTTCGTCTATTACTGCTCCGAATACATCTTCTCCGTATAAGCTGTCTGGTTTATCTCCGCCCTTGAACCATATTGTACTTCCGTTTGCTAGCGTTACGGTCAAGTTAGAAGCGTTAGTTACGTAGTTATTTTGTCCAAGTCCCGCCTTAAGTCGTCTATATGCTATCTCCGCTTGACTGTATATCGGCGCTATCCACCAGTAATTTCTGTTCGCTCCGCCCTTTATAGCCTGTTCTGCAAGCCATACCATGCAACCTACAGTCTTACCCGACTTCGTTGAAGCTTCGATTATACTGAAACGCTCTTTACAGAATATCGCTTCTTTTTGCTTCGGATACATATACGGTCTAGTATACTTAACTCTATGTTGTTGTTTCGTCGTCATCTATTGGTAATTCTAAAACATCAGTAGGATTTATGTCTATTGTAAAGTCTGCGGGTTGGAATGTCACTACCGGCTTATTCTTCCAAGCTTCACCGCCACGCCGTTCTAGCCAAAACATCATAGCCTTAACATCACCTTCGGCTGCTCTCGCGAATAGTTTTTCTGCTATCTTTGCGTTAGCTTTTGCTAGTGATATGTTTAGTTCTCGTTGATAATGCTTCGTTAGTGTTTTACGACTTATTCCTATAACTTCTGCAATTTCTTCGTGCGGTATACCGTAAGCGCTCATCGCTTCAACGGTTCGCCTATTCTGGTCTGTTGGTTTGTGTAATGGTGTCGGCATTATGTTTCTGCTCTTTTGCGTTCTATTTCAGTTCGCTTGTTTCGTAGCCGGTCAAGCTCTACGCCGACGGCTTCACAGTTCCACATCTGCTGCAGCGAGTAGTAAACTATGCTGTAGCGCTTAGCGTTGGCAGAACGTTTTGTTATAGGTGTTACGCCGTGCAATAATCCTTGACCGTCGAATAGTAGCAAGCTTCTGTCGCCAATCTCAAAACCTAATCCAAGCTCGGGGACTGCTAAGTAGCCGCCGCTGATACCCTGTTTAAATCCGAACATTGCAGAGTATACGCCCTTGTAGTTACCAGAATCAAAATGATAATTGAGCGGGTTATTCTCGTTAACAATCCCGCTAGTAAACATTGTGTCAGCTAAAACGTAGTCGCCGTTTAGTTTTTCGTCGGTCATCTGTTGGTGTAGTCCCGCTAAGTCTGGATTAACTTGCTTGTAGTATTTAGCCGCTACTCTTGCGCCTAATTCAATCGTGGCATGTTCTTTCGGGAACTCGGTAGCTAGTGAAACTAACCTGCACGGGTGATTACGTATTGCGTTTCGCGGTGACCACCCGAATATACGGCTAGTCGTTTTAAGTCCAGATGTTCTGGTACTCGTGCTATATTTAATATCGTGTAGTGCTTGCCGTAGTTCCGTCAGCTGCTCGCTTACCGGCGCGAAGTAAGCTATTGCTAATCTGCCGTCTATATAAACTGTAGTGTCTTTTTTAATCAACGTTGTAAAATCGTCTTCGGAAGCTCGGCGATGTTGATACTCGCTGATGTTAAGATTCTTTTTCTTGGCTTGTATTGATTGCATAACCGTTGCTCTCCATAAGATGTATAAATACTTCAGTATTGTTTGCTAGTCCGTTTTTCTCTGCATATTCTCCCATCGCGTCAATAACTCTGTTAAACTCGTCCTGCATAAAAACTAGTATAAGCTGCCTAATACTTCCTTGTTCGTAAGCTTCCTTCAGTTCTGCAGGATTTTCGGCGTTATCCATTCCGTATACAGTTTCTTCAAAGTCCACCACTTCGTTAAAACTTAGTCCCAAGTCTTCAAGACTTTGAGCGTCAAAACCAGTTAGCGACAAATCGAAATTACTATCACGCAAAGCTTGCAGCTCAACGTCCAATAAGCCGACGTCCCAAGCGCTGTTTTCGGTCAATCTGTTATCCGCAATAACGTACGCTCTCTTCTGGGATTCTGATAAGTCTTTTAGCTCGATGACCGGAACTTTAGAAGCCTTCAATTTCTTAGCAGCTTCCTGTCTACCGTGACCGGCTATTAGTCCGTTTTCACCGTCGACTATCAACGGATTAGTCCAACCAAACTCTTTTATACTCGCGGCTATCTGGGATATCTGCTTGTCGCTGTGAATGCGCGAGTTGTTTATATACGGTATTAAATCATCAGTAGCAACGTACTTGATTCGTAAATCTTCGCGCGCGTGATGAGTAGCTTCGTTAGTATTATCTGTGGTCATAAAATGTTCCTCTTTTATGTTTCCCCGCCTTGTTTTATATACAAAAGTTGGGAAATATTTTATAAATTGAGCAATAATTCATATCGTTGATGGTGTTAATAAAACCGGTCACCATCGCGGACAGAGGAACTTTGCCCAGATTTAAATATAACAGAAGCCACTCCAAAAACGCAACCTAACGTCTGACCTAGAAAAATGTCTGCGAGTGGCTTAAAACGTAAGCTCGTTGCCGAAAACGACAGTTTCAACAATGTTTCTTGACGTTAGTTCTTGCAACAAGCTGCTTGTTTCTGTTACTGTAACTAGTAACTTAAGTAACTAATAGAATAATTATCTTTCTATGAAGTAACGGGTTACTTAAGTTTCGTAGCTTAAGTAACTTAAGTAACTTAAGTAACAGTAACTTTTAAGTAACTAGAGGAACGAAAGGTTTTTTTTGTTTCTTTTTGACTTGCTCAAAACAATAATATTTATGGCGATTATTTGCGGTATAATGTTGTTCGTAGTTTGGAAATATCCGGACGATTAAAAAGAAATAGCCGCTACATCTGTAACGGCTACTCTATCAAACAAACAAACTAGAATTTTTTATATATAATTTTTTCTATTCCGTTTATTCTAACGTATAGGTAAACGATTTCTTTCATACTTACCAACCCTTCATAGTCAAGTCATCATCTCCGAGCGTCAAACCATCGCTAGTTGTCCATCTCTGAGTATCTGCTTCTTCGTGCGTTGCTACGATACTGTTACCAGTAGCTTCTACTTGCTTCTTGAATCTCTCTATAGCTCCCTGTTCAGCTTGTGGGAAGCTGTGCTGCTTCCCGCCTTGCTGTCCAAAAAACATATACTCTTCAAGCGTGAATACTATTCTTACTAAACTCATACTAAGCTCCTACTTCTGCTTTTTCTTCTAACAAAGCGATATAGTAATTTTTTAAGTTGTTTATTACACTTACTAACGCTAGTTCCAGTTCTCCGTGCAATTTGGTACAAATATCATAATCCCCTACTAGCCTTATATGGTCATGTGCAACATATAGTCGTATAGGAATAATTTTTGTGTAGTGCGCACCGTTCGGTCTGGTCTTAGTTTTTTCATATCCTATACTAAAAAACTTACCTTGAAAATGGTACTCTTCAACGTCTGTATCCCAGTCTTCGTCCCATATTGGAGTATTAGTCACCGTAAAGCTTTCAGATTTGCCGGTACTCCTATACTCTTCTAACGCGCTGTAGTCATAGTGCGAATGACGTACTGTTTGTACTAGTACTTGGCTAATCATCAAGTCTAGGAAGCTGCTAACTGCAATTTTATTTTCCCAATCTATTTTACTTATTTTCGCTAGTATCTGGTTTACGTCTGCTGCTAAGTCTGAAAACTCTAGCCAATCTTCTTCATTCTCTGAACCTTGCAGTACGTTAACGTTTTCTATGTAGTATGATTTTTCGTTTGAAAAGTTCATTGGACTTCTATGACCATTTTCGTACTGAAAAAAACTACCGTTGTCTACGCCACCGCCTACTGAAGGTAGTTCAAAGTGTTTCGGCTTTGCAGCGGCTTCTTCGTAAGCGTGCGTAACTCTGAAATTTCTTTTATTCTTATTATTATCTTGAAGTTGCTTAAGCTGCTCGTAAGTCAAGTAAATCTTTGAGTTATCTTGCAAGCTTGCTTTATGGCTCTTTGTTTCTAGTTTCTGTAGTTCTGTTTTGTGTGTTGTCATTGTGTTTTCCTATTCTTTTTAATTTTTTTTTTGAGTAGGCAGTTTAGTCAGTTGCCTAGCTGAACTTGTTATTATTGCTCTAGTCGCGTTCTGTTGTACACTCTAGCTCTATTCCGGCTCTTCTCTGTAAATCTGTAACCATTCTGTAGTCCATAATTCTGTGAGTTTCGTCTGGGTACTCTGGGTAGTACAAGTAGATGTTTGTGTAAACTTTGCGGGACGGTGACATAAACATAAATTCTTCAGTTTCTACATTTTGTACTATCTTCATACTGAAGTTTTCATTGTCTATATCTTTGTTCGTTCCAACCAGTACCCATACGTCGTGACCTTCTTTGTTAGTAGTAAAGTAAACTCCCTTCTCTATATCCATTAATCTTCCGCTATGTGTTGGTCTGGTGTTCAAGTACTGAATTTTGTGAGTATCAAGCTCTTCTAATTCGCTGCCGTCGCTCCAACCTTGCGTTATCTCGTTAAGACTCTCTATTTGATGTATTATTTCTTCGTTCATTTTGTGTTTCCTTCCGTGAAACTAATTTGTTTGATAACTCTATTATCGCTAATAAAGAACTTGTTGTCAATAGGTAAATCACACGAATTTAGAGTTTTTTTAAAAGTCGTATATAAAATTGGAAAATGAATTTTTAATTCATATATTAAATGGTAAACGGCTTGCAATCAAATGAACCAAAAACTACAAGCCGCTTACTAAAAAGGATTACACAAAATAAACTGTAGACTATGCAAAAACCAGTTTACTTAATTTCATTATATCGGAAGTTCTTTATCAAGTATAGTTTCTTTGTTGATGTTATGACTTCTTACTATAGCTTCGATTTTTTTGATGAATGTATCTGCTTCGCCGCTAGTAAAGATATGCTTACTAAAAATGTTGTAATCAAGTACTTTTTCATAAATTTGCTCCTCTTTGTTTTCGATAGAATCGATAGCCACTATCCGCAGCTTATACGACTGCATTAACTGTTTCCGCTTGCTTGCCTACGTTGTAAAAAGTCAAAGCCACTCCAAGCGCGCTCCAAACATGACCAGAAATGCCGTTTAAAACGCCTTTACGGGACTGCAAGCCACTTCCGGCACAGATTCCACAATAAACCCTACCGCGTCCGCTCCACCCCTTCCCCTTGCATTCTAAGCACTTTTTACCACCAATCGCTGCAGCGTCACCACCGTAATAATCTATGATGGCTTGCCTAACGTTTTTGTCTGAAGCTCTGTTCGTTTTGCATAGGAAATTTTTAACTTCAGAACGTTTTACAAAATTGTACGGAATAAGTTCAGCTTTGCATACGTGCCGCAGCTCTCCTAGCCACTTTACAGTTTCAAATACATCAACACCGACCGGCATTCCATAGCTTTGTATATCTTCAAAAACTACTGTTACTTTGTGCGGGTGATAAATTTCGTTATTAGTGTCTGTAATTAAAATTTCTAGCTCTTCATTATCCCAAAAACCCCACTCAACCGGCTTCAACCCTCTATCTTCTTCAACCAACGCCCAACCAGATTTACTAGTTCCGGCGTCTATTGCCAAAATATGATTCTTTTTTCTGTTATTCATTTGTTACTCCTCGTGTTCCTCGCCGATTACGGCGTCTTTATTTCGTACTAATATTATAAACTCTTTCGCTATTTGACATCGATAAAAATCCATATAGCTGTCAAAACTATTTTTTCCAAGCACCTTCGATATTGCCGTTCCTTCAACCATAATGTCCGTACCAATTTCGTACATCTCGTAAAAACTATCGTATACGACTGGTTCGTTTTTTGCTTTACTTAAAAAATTTTTAGCTTCTGTATAGTTGTTTTTTTCTACCCATATTTGTTTTATAAAGTTTACTTCAAATAGTAATTCTTTGCCTGTTGCATCTTCGTAAGATTTTATATTACGCCATATAGCAGATATGTTATAGTCTTTGTACGAGTTTTTCAGCTGCTCAAAAAACCAGTCATAATCTACTTGTTTTGTAAGCTCTTCGTAATAGTTTTCTTTGAACCAATCTTCTGTTAATTTTTCTACATCACGTTCAGCGACTTCTTCTATCAGCTCCCCTCTATCTTTCAAGTCTTTCAAAAAATTAATATTTTTTTGTTTCAGTTCGTTGTATTCTTTTTTTGTAATCATTCTTTTCATATTTCACCCTGTGTAAGTTTCCTTAAAATTTTCATTATAACGACAACAGTAACAATGTTTCGTCTTCGTAGTGTCGTAACCAACGTACGAGAGTATCTTATATACCGTTGCTCCTATATCGCTAACTCTTTGACAATCTATTATATACCCCTGTTTGCGCAGCTCAGAAACTCTCGCTGTAGGTTGCTTAGCTCCCGAAGCTTTTTCTAGCTCCTCCCTACTGTGCCAATTTCCATCTGCAAGCACGTCGTATATAGATTTCATCTGTTTATTCCACCGTGCATAATCTTTTTCGTTCGCTACAAACTTAGTAGCTTCGTCGAACGATAGTTGTTTATTCATGATAATTTCCTTTTTGTATGTCATAATTTTTTATTGATAGTAAGCTCATAATGCGTTGAGCGAACCATTTGCTTGGTAAGTGCTTCGGTACTCTACCGCTCATTGTTGGTTCTATCTCGCGGTTGCAAGCTATACAACGTACGTATTTTTCTCTGAGATATTTCCCAAGCTTACCAGAACCAACGCACCGCTTAAGCCACTTAGCGACGGTGCGCCTATCACCTTTACTAGTCAAGTCATAATGCTTTTCATGACCGCGCGCTACCATTACGGTTAGCATAAATTGAAGCTCTACTGGAGTTTCTCGCCAACCGCAATTAGCACACACAATATCATCATATTGCATTAGCATTCTACCTTCACATTTTTTACACTTCATCGACTAGCTCCCATATACGGTCTTGACCTAATCGGAAATTTGTCTTGAATTGATAAAGTGTGCTTGTAGTTTTTTGTAAACTAATTCCGAGATATTCAGAAATTTGTTCAGCGTTCATACTGCCTTGCTTTAGTACGCTTATAATCTGCTCCCTAACGCCTGTAAACTTCGCAAGCTCTGGAATAGTTTGTATATCCACTGGTTTGTATCTGATAAAGTTGTCTTCAGAATTTAAATCGCCGTATTCTATTTCCCAAGCCATCGGAGCATTAAGCTGCGACCGGTTCGCTTTTTCATGAAACATTCCTACTATAGGATTGCTTTCAGTTTCTACTACGCTATGTATTCTGTAAACTTGTCGCGATAAGTTCCAGAAGAACCGGTTACCATACAAGCTCCCTTCTCTGTTAGTGTGCGTAATTCCTATTGAAGCCACCTTCAGCGAGCGAACAGCTTGAAAATACTGCCTAGCTGCTTCAGCGTCGTTAACATCGCTTCCTGCACTACCGACTAGACTGTCTACGATAATCAATTTAACATTGTTTTCTACTATCGTGTCTACTAGTCCGTCTACTCTATCGATGAAAGCTCCGGACATATGCTTGTATAGGATTAAGTTGTTAGGTATCTCAATACCTCTTCCCCTAGCTACTTCGTCAATCATGTCGCCAACGTCGTCTTCGTCTGCTTCCCAATCCAAATACAAAGTTTTTATCGGCTCTGTATTCGTTGGATTAAGACCTTGAATAAACGATTCACCAGTTGCTAGTGAAGCTGCTAAGCATAAAGCCATAGTCGACTTACCGCTTCCGCCGTCAGCGTAAAATATACTCGCTTGATTTTCTCGGATTACCGGATATATCAAATACGGAGATTCTTCTTTACGCTTGTGCTTTACAATGTCGACTATATCGCCGTCACGTTCGCTGCTTGTGTCGATTACGTGCGTTATATGTTGCAAAATGCCAACCCAGTCAATCAACGGTACTAAATTATTCAAGTTCTGGTGAGCAACCCGCCTAGCATTTTCAGAGTACAGCGTATAACTGTTAAAAAATATCATAGTCCCTTCATACCATATTTTCATACGGCAAGTTGTATTTGTGTTCTTATGATTAATTTTTGACAGCTCAACGCGTACGTCATAATCTGTCCAGTAAAAAGTACAGCGCCTATCAGTTTGTGTTTCAATCATTGGCGGCTCTATCAGATTCCCTACAAATGATATTGACTCGCCTTGATTGTACGATAAAGCTTGCAGTATTATTCCTTCTACTTCTTTTATAGGTAGTGGCGGAACTAAGCGTTCATCGTTAAATTTTCTAACTAGAACATCTATATCAGAACTGTTGAGGTTCTTATTCGCTCTCAACATACATGAGTATCTGAACAAAGTGTTATTTCTCTGACCTTCTGTAATAGCTCCGTTCTGTAATTTATCTATCCATTCTTTTTGCGGCGGCTCTACTCCTGCCTTAAAAACGCTAGGAAGTTCTGAAGTTGCTACTGTAAAGTCGCGAGCTACTGTATACTCTACACCGTCTACGACTGAACCGGCAGCCACTACGTAGCCACCGTCGTTTCTAATGTCGCATTTTGTGAGCTTCCCTGCAGATTGACCTATAGTGCTATCGTACTGATAGTAGTGATGCCAACCTCGCGGGGTTTTTACAGTATAAGTTTCCGGAAACTCGTACTGTATTTCTTGCAGCTGCTCGACAGCTTCCATTCCATCTAAGTCCAAGACCGTCAACGACGAACCTTTACCAGTAGCAACGCCTATATTAGCGTCTGGAAATAAATTCCATAGCATTTTAATTTTATTTTCATCTACTGTAGCGTCTTTACAGCCGTTCCGCTGCAGCTCATGCGAGATTGGCGCTTTAGCGTTATTTTGTAAAGCAAGAACGTACCAACCGCGCTGAGCATAATCTAGTGCATAATCTATTTTTTTCATTTCAACCTACCAATTAATCTCTGTAATTTCTTCTGTTTTTTGCTCCTCAGTTCCGTTTTTAGGTGCTTCAGCGACGTTTTCAGTCGGTTGCTCCTCTTTTGCAGCTTCGGCGGCTTCTGCGGCTTCCTGCGCTTCGATTTGCTCCATCTCTCGCTTAACCCTCAACGCACGTTCACGAACCGCCGGACGCATCATCAAAAACATGGTATCGATATACCCGCTCATGGCAGCTGCTCTTTCTGGAAGTTCCATTTGCTGTAGCATTTCTACTGTCAAGTTATTAAAAAATGCTTGCTCCCTTATGCTTGTATTCGTGTCAATTTCTCCGAACATCTGAGTTTTAGGTGTAGGATTATTCGGGTTGTGTACTGTTGCTCCTAGCTCTACGGCTTTGTTCACAGAAGGTGAATCTGATTGTAGTGCGTTCTGCACCTGTGGCGAATCTGTCGGAACTGGATTGACGTGTAGAATGTCTTGGTAGCGTGAGCCTGTAGCTTTTTGCTTTCCAAGCTTCAATACTACTTCTACCGGTACTCCCTTCTCTATCAAGTTTGCCGCACCCTTCCACGACCAAAAACCGTCTACACCCTCAAAACTCCAACCGCCATATTTACCGAAAACTTGCGGTACTAGTACTGTTGGTTCTGTTTGTACTTCTTTCGTGCCGTCTTGTGCTATTCGTTCTGTACCGTCAGCGTTCAAAGTCGGCTTCCAGTTCAGCTCTTTACTGTTGTATGTGTTGTTTGCGTTAACCATTTGTATAACCTTTCTATACTTTTTGTGTTGTTTTGTTGATTCCCTGTTTTACTATTCTTTGTACACGCTGTACAGTTATGTCGCTTCCGCTTGCTTCTACTTGTTTTCTTATTTGGTTGTAAGAAAACCCTTTACGGTGCAAGTCTATAATCATTCTGTTACGCGGTGTATCTTCAGCGCCTTTATGTCCTCTCAAAATTAACCTCCTTCCTTGTTTTTGTAGTTTTTCAGTATCCTTAATTCTTCTTCTTTTGTAGCGGGAAAAAACAACGCTATATCTGCAGCTGTAAGCTCTCCCGTTTGTATCATAGTGTAAAGTTCTTTTATACTAGCCATTATAATTCCTCCACTTTAATTGTCTTATATGACGGTAGTAAACAAGTTTGTAGCTTTGCCACTACATCGTCGCCCATGTCCCACCAGTTCTTAAGCTCGTGACCGTCTACTGTATGCGGTACTTTGACCGTTTTTTCTGTAGCCGGCTTGTAAGCCTTATCTAGTAGCGCTCCCATAACTTCATCATCAGCGAAGTTCGCTAGCAGCTTATCAACATCATATTTTCTTGAATATGATATAGTGCATTTTTTGCCTGCTGCAGTTAGTACCCTAGCGCCTTTAATTTCTGCTATAGTTTCTATTTGCGCCTTAACGGTATCGTACTGTTGTTTGTAGAAGTCAAGCTGTTCTTTAGCGTTGCTTAGTTTTTTAAATAGCAACCCTAATTCCATCTCCTCGATAGCTTGTGCATCTGGTATTAATTTTTCGTTCATCTCATAGTCCTTCCATGATTGTAACCGTAGCTTAGTACGTACATAGCGTACGATTGTTCGTTGTGTTTTTTTTCGCGACATACTGCACAGAAGTAGTTATCGTAGACAAATGGTAATTCATTGTCAAACTTTTTTTGACATGAGCTGCATACGTCTTTGACTTCCGGCTTCGGTGAGCCTGTCATTTTTAGCCAATTTTCCATGTGTAATCCTCCTTCGGCTTCTTTTTATTATCCTCTTTTTAAAACTTATTGTCAACCCCCAAAAATAATTTAATTTATTTTGTATATGAAAAAAAAATTGGTTTATCAA